GTCGAACTGGTCCTGGGTGGCGTTGCGGCGGCTGGCGAACGTCAGTGGCACGCCGAGGTGCTCCGCCACGTCGCGCTTGAAGCGCTTGATGTCGGCATGCTCGACGCTGAAGTGCATGTCGTGGTTCAGCAGCACGAGGTTCTTGGTGCCGAAGCGGCGGGCCACGTCGAGCGCGACCAGGGCCGAGCTGTGCCCGCCCGAGTAGCAGACGATGTGCTGCATCACGCCCCCTTGGCTGCTGCCTGGGCTGCGTCAATCCTGGCGCGCAGGTCGGACGGCTCCGCGCTTATGCCGGCGCGGTCAACGGGACCAGCCCAGAAAATTTCTCGGGGTCCGTCGCGCATTGGCTCGCGCACACTGACGGCTTTTGTCTGCAGCCAGTCGATACGCGCGGTATCGTTTGCATCCACTGCAGGCGCAGCAGGTGCTGCCTGTGGTGCGGCGTACAGCAGCGTGCCCATGGGCGGAACCTTGCCCTTCCAGAGAACCTGCCCGTTGTAGCCCTTCGACATGATCTCAGCCACCGGCGCGACTCCATCGGCCTGAGCCTGTGTCCACGCCGGATTGAGCATCCTGCCCTGCTCGATGTCGTGAGGGTCATCGATCCACTGCGGGATCGATGGCGCAGCAGGTGCCTGGGGCGCTGCTGCCGCCAGGTCGGCGAGGGCGCACTGGGCGCGCTTTGTGCTGACGGCATAGTTCTCCTCGCCGTCCTTCGCGTAGCCGGTGAATTGCCAGTCGCCCGAATCGCTGTACGGCGCGGCATCCAGGCCGTGGACGGTCACGGTGTTGTTCTCCGCGTAGAACTCCAAGGCCTCGCGCACCGATGCCGGCAGGGCCGGGGCTGCAGGCGCTTCATGTGCCTGGGCCTGGGGCGCTGCTGCCAGCGTCTTTGGTTCCTTGCGGGTATGGACTGGTCGGCGGCGATTCAAAAGATCAGCGCATGCCCGGAACGTCACTCCGTCCAGCTGGAATGCGTGGCCCAGGAACCCCGCGCCTTCATCCACATCCTCGTAGCATGGCGTGCCGAGCTCCCATGCGTCGAAAAGCAGCGCCAGAAGGTCCAGGGCCTGCCTCTCATCGCTGGCATGGGCTGCAGGCGCTTCCAGGGCGGGCGCGGCCGGCGCGGGCAGGGCGGTCAGCAGCACAGCGCCTTCGTCCTGATACTCGGCCTGGGCCACATACAGGCCGTGTCCGCTGTGGCCGTCGCCTACCAGCAGGCGCACAGGTATTGCTTCGGCGTACGCCTCGCGGTCTCCCAGCATGTCGCGCAGCAGGCCGGCCTGGTCCTCGGCCAGCGTCACATCCAGGGCCGACGCCACAGCGGCAGGAGCTGCCCCGGCGCTCAGGCGGGCCTGCTCTGCACTTATTGAATCCGAGAGGGCTTGGCTGATCAGCAACTGCCGCTGGCGTGCATCGGTGTCAGAGCCGGCAGCACGCATCGACACAATGCATGCGTCGTATGCACTGCGCAGCCGGGGCAGCAGCGCACCGGGCTCTAAAGAAGCAGGAACTGCCCCGGCGAAAGCGTCCAGGGCCTGGCACACGGGGCAATCGCTGTCACGCACTGCGGGTCCCTCGATGCTGTCCGGGCAGCTGCCGGCGTTTGCGTGATCGATGCGGCCCTCTGCGTAGTCGCGCAGTGTCTGCTGTGCTGTCTTGTGGTCCATGGGGTGCTCCTCAGTTGGTGATGCGCCAGAGCGCTTGGGTGGTGTTGATGACGTGGCCTGCGCGCTGCAGCAGCAGCTGGCACTGGGGTGGGGTCGGGGTCATGGGGCGTTCAGAGCTGGGCGGCCAATGCGCTGATCACGTCGCGGGCGACGGGCGGGCACACGGCATTGCCGAGCAGGTGGATGGCTTGGTGGGTCTGCGCTGGCAGCTGGTAACCCTTGGGGAAGCCCATGGCCGCGCAGTTTTCGGGGACGGTCAGCATGCGCATGCGGTCACCGTTGATCAGGGCCCAGCGGGCTTTGGTGGTCACCGTGCCGAGCGGGCGATGCAGACTGCGGCCGGTGGTGCCCGAGCCGCTGCCGTAGTAGGGGGCGAGGAAGCGGTCGCCGTGTGCAGCACGGCCGGCTGCCACGCGCGCCAGGGTTGCGCAGGAGCGCCCTGGTTTGTGGATCGGGCTCCAGCTCCCTGCCTCGAAGTTCAGAAAGCTGCTGGCCGGCGTGTGCTCGCGCTTCGGCAGGTCCAGCACCAGGGGCGCGCGGCTGCGCGTGGCCACGATGAACATGCGCACGCGGTGCTGGGGCACGCCGTGGTCGGCTGCATCCACGATGTGCGGCGACAGCGTGTATCCCAGCGCCTCCATGGCCATGCTCCAGGCGGGATACAAGGCCCAGTCCAGGAACTCGGGCACGTTTTCGACCACGACGGCGCGCGGGCGGTGGAATTCGGCGGCGCTGACAACGGCCCAGGCAGTGCTGCGGCTCGCGTCGTGCTGCGGGTTGCCGCTGGCCTTGCCCCGGGCTTTGCTGTGCCCCTGGCAGCAGGGAGAGGCCAGCAGCAGGTCGTGCGCGGGGACACGGCTCCAGTCAGCCTGGTGCAGGTCCTGGCACAGGTGCTGAGCGTCAGGGTGGTTTGCTGCGTGGTACTGGACGGCGAGTGGCCAGTGGTTTGCAGCCCAGATGACGGGCACGCCGGCCAGCGCGGCGCCCGTGCTGAATCCGCCAGCTCCAGCGAAGAGGTCAACAGCTTGCATGGGGTTCCTTTGGGCCAAAAAAAAGCCGCTCGCGGCAAGGCCGGGCGGCTTCGGGGGGAGGGGGTGGAGATTCAGGCCGTCTCGAGCGCGTCAAAGAGACTGGGCATGCTGATTTCGCGCTCCATGGCCTGGCAGTACGAGACGCCATCCAGGAAGTACTGGGGGCTGAGCTCGCAGCCGTAGCCGCGGCGGCCCAGCTTCAGTGCGCGGTATGGCACCGTCATCAACCCGCCGAACGGGTCGTAGACCAAATCGCCTGCATTGCTCCATTGGATGATCGAGCGGTCTGCGATGTCGAACTGCATGGGGCACAGGTGCATTTCCTTGCCCTTGGCAGACTGGGCGCCGTTGAGCGTGAGCATGCGTGTGACGTCGGTCCATACCTCATCGCTCCAGCTCTGTGGCTGCAGCAGCATGAAGGTCACCGGCAGCTGGCCGCCGTTTTCCAGGTGCTGGGCGATGCGCACATGGTGCTCGTAGCTGTACAGGTCCTGCAGGCTGTGCTTCTTGAACATCTGGAAGATGGCGTCGTGCGGCAGGCCGGCCAGGTGCTCCGGCTGCAGCGGCCGGTCACCGGCGCTGCGGGTGAAGCCGTGCGCGTCGACCTGCCAGCGGGCCCGGGTGTAGCCAGCCTTGTCCTTGAGCACGGGTACATCCGCATAGGTCTTCTCGGTGCTGGTGGGCGGCTTCCTGAAGATCAGCAAGTACTCGGGCATGCCCACGCCCATCTTGGTGCCGTCCTTGCACTGTTCGGTCCAGCCCAGGCGATAGGTCTGGTTGTTCTCCCGGACCACGTCCGTGACGATGGTCTTCATGCCCATGTAGCCAAAGCCGTGCTTGCGAAAGCACTGGATGGTGTCCAGGTGGAAGGGGTAGACCGTCTGGTAGTGATGCTCGCCCAGGCCGCTGGGCACGATCCGGTCCTTGACGTGGATGGCGGCGATGCGCCCGGGCTGAAGCACGCGCAGCAGCTGCGGCACCAGGAAGTCCATCTGCTGGAAGAAGTGCTCGTTGTTGTCGGTGTGGCCGAAGTCGGCGTAGTTGGGCGAGTACTCGTACTGCGTGCTGAATGGGATGCTGGTCAGGACCAGGCCCACGCTGTTCTGGGCCATGGAAGACGTCTCGCGCACGCAGTCATTGTTCACGCAGGTGAAGCGGTCGCCGCGCACTTCCACGCGCTCGACGCCCAGGCGCCGCGTGAGTGTTGCGGCCATGCCGGCCTGGCTCAGGCCGAACTCTCGAATGATTTCTGTCATTTTGGTCACCATCTCGTTGTGCTGGGCCCACTTGCGCTCCAGATCGCGGCGGATCTGGCGCTCAGCCTCTGTGTAAATAAGGTCGATGCGGACCGGCCGCGTCTGCAGGAAGCGCTGGATGCGGTGGATCGCCTGGATGAAATCGTTGAACTTGAAGCCAATGCCCAGGAAAACAGCCCATGCACAGTGCCGCTGGAAATTGCAGCCGCTGCCAGCGATCACAGGCTTGGCAGCCAGCTCTTGGAAGCGCCCTTCGCTGAAATCGACAATGGCCTGCTCGCGTTCGTCCAGGTCCTGGCTGCCATAGACGCTCACCGCGCTGGGCACCGCCCGTTCGATGGCGTGGCGCTCGGCCTCGAGGTCGTGCCAGAGGATGCGGTGGGCCTGCGGGTCCTCGGCCCGGATCTCCTGCAGCTTCTCGATGCGCGCCGGCAGGCTGTCGCGCTTCTCGCGCGAGGCCTCGACGATGCCAATGGCTTCAGCCTTGAACATCCTGGCTTGGCCGTACACCTCGTGGCCGGCCTGCTCGTGGTCGGCGGCGATCTCGTGCCAGCGCACGTCCAGCGGCGGCAGTTCGTAGCCCTCGTCGCTGAAACCCAGATCGCTGGGCCGCTGCACAAACAGCCCCCAGGATGCGCACCAGAGCCAGAACTCGCGCTCCTTGTGCGGATGGATCGTCAGCTGATCCGCCTTCTCGCTGTTGCGCTTGAAGAACCTTGTCTTGGCCTGGCCAACGTCCATGATCCCCAGGAACGCCGAGTAGGCCAGCAGCTCGATGAACTCGTTGGGGCTTGGCGTGGCCGTGGCCACGAACCGGTACCGGACGCCGCCAGTGCGCACGCGCGCGTCCATGGTCTTGCGGTCACCAGCGAAGAGGGCCATGAACTCCCGAAATGTCTTCGTGCCGCCGAAACCCCGCAGGCAGGATGCTTCGTCCAGGCTGGCCACGCTGAAGAGCGTGGGGTCGAGCTTGCCGTCGCGCACGCTCTCGTAGTTGGTTAGATAGATGGCCTCTGGGTCGTCGCATTCCTCGACCCGGCGCACGAACTTGACCTTGATGCCCAGCATGGCTGCATCGCGAATGAACTCCTGTCGAACGCCCAGTGGGATGACGATGAGGGCCATGCCGCCGGCCTTGGCGCGAGTGAGGCGCACGATCTCGAGCTGCATCACGCTCTTGCCCAGGCCAAAGGCTGCGAACAGGGCCCTCCGGCCGCCGCGCACCGCCCAGCAGACCATGGCCACCTGGTGTGGCTTGAGCAAGGGGTGCACCTCCTCGGGATCACATGGGAAGCCGTCTTCAGCGGGGAGCGTCACCTTTGCGCGCAGGAAGTCTTCGTATTGGTCGGTCATAGGGTCTGAGACGAAAAAGGCCAGCGCGAGGCTGGCCAAGGTGAAGGGGAGGGGGATCAGGACCTGAGCCGGCGTGTTGCTGGCCCAGGTGCTCATGCCTCTCAGGTGGGCGTGATCTGGAAGGGAGCGCGGTCCGCTGCGTCCTTGATCCAGTTCGGCGGCTTGCCCCGCCCCGTCCAGGTCGCGCCCGTGGCCGGGTCGCGGAACTTCGGGGCGCCCACGCTCCCCTTGGCCTTGGCAGCGGGGAAGACATCGGCAGCGGTCAGGCCGTGCTCCTGGATCAGCGCGCGGGCCTGGGCGACGGCTTGCGCCTTGGCTTCGGCCTGGGCCTGGGCGATCTGGGCTTCGAGTTCGGCCTTGCGGGCCAGCAGGTCGGTGTAGGAGGTCATGGATTTCCTTTCGTGGCGCCGCGCGGGCGCCGTGGGTTGGTGGATTGGGTGGATCAGTCCTGGCCAGCGGTCGCGGCGAAGGCTTCTTCGGGCGTTTGCTGGTTGGCCGCGCGGAACGGGTCTTCGGGCGGCTCGTCGCGGCCCTGGACCGGGAACGGGTTTTCCAGGTCCTGCTGCGGGTCGGCCGTGGCCGGCGCGATGAGCGTGATGGGCACTTCGTTCTGGGCGAGCAGGGCCAGTTTGCCCATGGTGCGTTCTGTCAGGTGCGTGGCGCACTGGACGCGGAAGCGGATCTGCACCGTGCCGCCTTCCTTGGGCTCGATCTTGAACTCGTTGACCTTGCAGTCCAGAAGCTGGATCTCGCTTGCGCCGCCCAGGCCGTGGTCGATGGTCAGGGTGTAGCCGGCCAGCTCCTTGCCCCACTTGATCGGCCCCATGGACGGGAAGCGCAGGTTCGGCAGGCTGGCCACTTCTTCCACGCCATCCAGCGACTGCTGCCCGCCGTCGCCGGCCGCGGCCTCGCTGCGGTGGTACAGCGCGTTGAGCAGGTGTCCGTCGAACGCGGACAGGATGCTGTTTGCCGCGTCGATCTGGAAGGCCAGGTCCACGGCCGGCTCCAGGTGATCGGGCCCATGCTTCTCGCTGCGCACGTTGATGCTGGCGAGCCGGGCGTTGGTGAACTCTTCGATTTCAAAGGCCATGGTGGCGGTCCTCAGTGGTGGTGGTGGAAACAGGGATGGGCTGGCCCAGGGCCTGGGCGGCGTACTCGCGCGCCAGCTTGTCCAGGGCAAAGGAAAGGCGCCAGCACGCGCTGGCGGCCTCTCGTGCGGTGAGCGTCTGCGCGCCATCCGGTAGGCCCGTGGCGCACAGCGCGAGCCGGGCGGCCAGCTCGTGAGCCGGCACGGTCGCGGCGGTCACATCGCCAGCCACAGGCCCAGGCTGCGGCGCATGGGGTCGATGAAGGGGATGTCGTCGTCCATGTCATCGAAGCCGGACGACGCGCGCGGC